CATTTATTAACTCCTATGTTATTTATATGTTATAATTGCTTTTAAGTCTTACTTTGGAGTATACCATAAAACAATGAATAATTCAATAGCGATGTTTGTCGAAAACTGGCAAATGTTTTTATCTCTTACCGCCATATTCGGTGTTGGATATGCAACGGTAAGAAAATTTGAAAGAATTCTTGGTAAAGATGAAAAAGGTAGAACAATAGCAGATCGCCTTGATCGTGTAGAACATCAAATATTCCCAAATGGCGGATCTAGCATGGCAGACAAGGTAAATAATCTTGGATCCAATCAAAGTGAAATTAAATCAGATCTTAAACAATTGACTGGTGAAGTTAAAGTAATTCACGATGTTTTAGTAGCATATATTGCAGATAAGAAATAAAATAGTTTGGTATAATAAAAGAGTAAGAAAATTTAAATAGGAGTGCCCAATATGACCCCAGGGCTCGTAAACTTTGTTTGTCCTCAAGGTAGTACCTTTAGAAGGACTCTAACATACACCCTGGATAATGTTCCTATTGATCTATCTGGATATTCTTCAAGATTACAAGTAAGACAAGCATACTATTCTGACAACCCAATTATTTCCCTTGAATCTGGTAGTGGAATTACTATTGGAGGATCTGCAGGAACTATTGATATCTTAATTTCTGCAAGTGCTACATCTGCTTTTCCTGCAGGAAATCACGTTTATGATTTAGAAATAGTAAGTCCATCTAACATTGTTGATAGATTAATCGAAGGTACATTTAATGTAACTCCAGAGGTAACAAGGTAATGGCAGAATTAAAGGTAGAAATTGATCAAGTTATAAATAATATAACAATTGATGAAGAAAATGTAGTAGTTCAATTAGGAACCTCTGGTCCACAAGGTGGAACAGGACCTGGAATACTTAATGGTACAAGTGCTCCAAATAATGCTATTGGTATTGTTGGAGATTTTTTCTTAAATACAACAAATATGAATTTGTATGGTCCAAAAACTGAATCAAGCTGGGGAACTCCAGTAGATTTGGTTGGAAGCCAAGAGCTTGGTTATATGCATATTCAAGAGAATGCTTCTGCAACTTGGAGCATAACACACGGATTGGGCTTTGTGCCTAATATTACAGTAGTTGATACAGCAGGAACAGTTGTTGAGGGGTCATACAACTATCCAAATTCAAATACTGTAGTTCTAACCTTTGTCGGAGCATTTTCGGGAAGGGCGTATTTATCGTAATGAAGGAGGTGAATATATATGTCTAGAAAATTTTTAACAAATATTGATTTAAATAGTAATGAATTGCGTAATGTTGTGATTCATAAATTAGCTACAGATCCAGGTTCTGCTATTTCTGGTCAACTTTATTTTAATACTGTTGATAATGCACTAAAAGTGTATAACGGAAGTGCGTGGGAAGCTGTTGGATCAACTGAATATATTGGAGATGCAGTAAACAGTCTACTTGCTAGTGGAACTGGAATATCATTAAACTATAATGATGCTGGAAATTCTCTTACAATTGCAAACACTGGTGTAACTAGTATTACTGGTACAGCCAATGAAGTATCTGTAAGTGGATCTGCTGGTGCAGTAACTGTAAGTCTTCCAAACTCTATTACAGTAGATGTAACTGGTGCTTTAACTGGCAATGCAAGTACTGCTAGCACTTTGCAGACAGCAAGGTCTATAGGTCTTAGTGGTGATTTAAGTGGTAGCGTTAGCTTTAATGGAAGTCAGGATGTAACTATTGCAGCAACTATTGCAGCAAACTCTGTTACCCTTGGTACAGATACAACTGGTGACTATGTATCAGGTGCAAGTTCGTCTGGTGCAGGTATTAGTGTAACTGGTTCAGGTGGTGAAGGGTCCAGTCTAGTTATTATTAACACTGGTGTAACATCTCTTTTGGGAACAGCAAACGAGGTAAATGTTTCAGGATCTGCTGGATCAATTACAATTGGTCTTCCAGACGATGTAACAATAGCAGGAAATCTTGATGTAACTGGAAATCTAACTATAAGTGGAAGCGTAACAACTTTAAATACAGAAACTTTGTTGGTTGAGGATAATCAAATTACCCTTAATAGCAACGTAACTGGAGCTCCTTCAGCAAATGCAGGTATCGAAGTTGAACGTGGAAGTTCTACAAATGCTTCTTTAATTTGGAACGAATCCTCAGATAAATGGTCAGCTGGATTGATTGGTAGTGAAACTGCTATCTCCCTTGAAGGTCACGTCCATGCAACATCTGATATAACTGGATTACAGGAGTATGTTGAAGATACAGTTGGCACAATGCTAACAGACTCTTCAACAGTTGATTTCACATATTCAGATAATGCTGGAGGTGCTGGAACATTTACCGCTGGTATCGTTACAGCCTCAACAAGCTATTTGACAACTGGTAGTGGTCTTGCTGTTGATATTTCTTCTGTAGAATCAAAGTTAATAACTGATGGATTCCCAAAGAAATATGCAGTTAATAATACATCACTAGCATCAGTTAGTGGAATATGTACATTGACAGTTACACACAACCTTGGAACCAAGGATGTGACAGTTCAAGTATATGAAGTTGCTGCTGATTTTAATCAGGTAGAAGTAGATGTACAACATACATCAACATCTGCTATAACTATTAAAATCAATAGTGCAACAACAATTGCTGCTGACACATATCGTGTTGTAGTAATTGGATAAAGTATAATATAGTATGTAGGGGGCTAGATTAAACCCTAGCCCCTCATGTTAGAAGGAAAAAATGGCAAAGAAATTTTTAAGTACTTTAAAGATAGTTAATCTACCTTCAGATCCTACAAGTGGATCCGAGGGAGAGCTATACTTTAATTCAGCATCGTCATGTGCAAAGATTTATCAAGATGGAGCTTGGGAAACCGTTGGTTCAGGTATGGGAGAAGCAGCTCAAATTAGTGCAACACAACCAGATTATCCACAACAAGGGGATCTTTGGTATAAAGATGACACTGCTCAATTTTTTATATACGATGGATATTCTTATGTAGAAATAGGGGAATCAGCCTCGGTAGGAACTAGCCTTTTTCTTCTTGAAGATGTTGATTTTACAGGTCCTGTAAATAATCATATATTAGCATATAATTCTTCAGCTTCTGTTTGGAACAATAAAGATCCAAATGAAATAAATATTGCTACAAAAGGTGGCTGGCAATATATTGATCCAATTATCATTAGATCCCATGATGGGTTTTCAGATGGTGAAATAACTCTTCAAAGTTGTTATAATTCAATAATATTAAATGATGATAGTGGAGTAACATTTATAACTAATTCAGGATCTGCAAGTTTTGCATTTAATAATTCTGGACAACTTGTATTTCCAAATACATCAATTCAAAATACTGCATTTTTAGGAATAGGTTCATACAATACTTCACAGATTTCTGAATCAGGTAATTTATATTATACAAATCAAAGAGCAATAGATGCACTTTCGCCAATATTGTTTGAATATTTAAGTGCCTCTGTAGCTTCAAGCACTTACTTAACACAAAGTTCTGCTTCTTCAACATATCTAACTCAGGCTGATGGAACAACTTTATATCAATCAAAAGATTTAGACCTTACTAATATTTCCGCACTATCAACATCTGGAATCCTTATTCGTGGATCAGATTCAACATATACTACAACAGCCAATAACTCTTCTAACTGGGATACTGCCTATACGGACAGAAACAAGTGGGATGGAGGATCCACAGGTCTTACTGCATCTACTGGAAGAACTTCTTTAGGTCTTGTAATTGGAACAGATGTTCAAGCTTATAGCTCACATCTTTCAGGAATTAATACTCTTGGTTCTGGAACTGGGTTACTAAAAAATACAGCAGGAACGTGGTCTTATGACACAAGTACATATGCCTTGTCATCATCTTTATCTGGATACCAACCACTTGATGGAGATCTTTCAGCAATTTCTGCAATTACTTCAGGAGTTGGTCTATTAAAAAGAACTGGAACCGATACATACGTCATTGACACAAATTCTTATATAACTGGGTCTTCTCCAACGATTAACACATCTTTAATATCTGGAACTAGTACATTTAATTTAATAAACAGTGTTGCAACAACAGTAAATTTTGCAGGAGCAGCAACAACATTAACAATAGGATCAACAGACGCAGGAGCAATAACATCTTTTAGGACTCCAACCATATCAACAACAAGTTCAACTTTAGATTTGTTTAATACGACTGCAGCTACAGTTAACTTTGCAGGAGCCGTAACATCTCTTACAATTGGTGGAACTCCAACTGGATCTGTTACTGCAACGCTATTTGGAAACGCAACAACGTCTACAAAAACAATTAACATTGGAACTGGTGGAGTTTCAGGATCAGAAACAAATATAAATATTGGATCTTCAACAGCTGGGGCAACTGGAACAGTTTCAGTTTATCCTTCTACAGTTTTTACTGGATCTATATCAGTTCCTACCCCAACAACTTCAACACATGCAGCAAATAAATCTTATGTTGATTCACTTGCATCAGGAATTAATATAAAGCCTGAAGCTATTTATGTTTCTCAACAAGCTTTAAATGCAACTTATGTAAATGGAACATCGGATTCATCTGGAGGTCTTGGAGTTGGTGCAACTCTAACTGGAAATGTTGATGGAGCTTTAATTCTAGATGGAGATGAAGTTCAATCAACTCAAAGAGTTCTTATTAGGAATCAAGCAGATCAAAAACAAAATGGTATTTATGTAGTATCATTCGCTGGAGATGGTGATGACCCATTTATTCTTACAAGAGCAACAAACTTTAATGGTGCAAGTGCAACTAGTGGTTTAATTAAATCAGGAGACTATGTATTTATAACATCTGGAAGTGTTTCTGCAAATGATTCGTATGTGGTATCACAAGGTGGAACTTCTACTAATCCAGCTGGTGCAATAAAAGTTGGAACTGATAATATAATATTTGCACAGTATTCTGGAGTTCCTTCAAATATTAGCACATTAGGATATGTAACTGTTGGAACTTGGGCAGCAACCCCAATTGATAAAGATTATATAGATTCTGAAATAGCAAGAACAAATAATCCAACATTTACTGGACATGTAGCAATTCCATCACCTACAAACGATACAGATGCAGCAAGTAAAGAATATGTTGATGATTTAATTTTTGCAAGTCTTCCATATTTACCAGACATTATTCCAATAGATGATATGAGATACGAGTTTGATGGAATCAACAGTAGATTCCTTCCAAAATTTTCAGGGGAACAAGTTGCTATAAACAATCCTTTAAGACTTCTCTTAACAATTAATGGTATAATACAGGTAGTGGATTTTCCAGAATATGTTTGGCAATCTATGTTACCAAGAGAAGGCTTTATGGTTGACTCAGATGGATACATAGCGTACTCTGAAGTTCCACCACTAGGATCAACTTTTGATGCAAGATTAATGCTTGGACCAAATGTAAATTCAATAAAGAAAGGATATCCGTTCAAAGCAGTGGATATTTTATTAGGAGCATAAAAAATGGCAAGAAAGATATTATTTGAAACAGGGTACACATTTGACCCAGCTACACGAACAATTGTAATTCCAGATCATATTCCAAGGGAAAGATTGATTCTTATTACAAATGTTACTACTAATCAGGTAATTTATAATTTTTCAGATCCAAGTCTTAAGGCAACAAGCTATACGCCAACAATTAGTACAGAGAATGTTGCAACTACAACAGTTGTACTAAACTTTAATACAGCAGCTATGACCTCTACTGATAAGCTCCAAATAACAGTAGATGAATATTCAGAAAGTTTCCAGCCAGATGAGTCCTACATGGACCCTGTTGGAAAATTTAGAGTTTCTACCCCTACTTCTTTAATTGATACTGACTTTGAATATGGAACTCAGCCAACTAAATGGGAAGTGTTAAGCCTTACAAATAACAAGCCCTCTTGCTACTACGATATTCAAACTCCAATTGCACAGCCTTCTGGAGGAACAAATACATTTGTTTCTATTGCAGGAACTGGATCTACTAGAGTTGTAACGGTAGTAACTACTGTAGCTCACGGTCTTATTGTTGGAGATAAATTCTTTATTCAAGATACATTAGATGTTAATGCTGATGGGTGGTATTTGGTAGCATCTGTATCAACAACAACTGTTTCTAATGATACATTTACTTATATTGCAAGAGCAAATGTTACTAACGGATCAGTTCGTGACGCAACAAAAACTTTTGCCTACAAAGCTTATAACTACACAGGATCTGAACTTCCTCTTTCAACTGTTTCTGGTTCTGCATTTGTAGCATCTGGTACTACAGTAACAGCCACAACCACAAATGCTCACGGTCTTAGCATTGGAGATTTAATTTATGTTTCTGGAACTACAGCAGCAACTTCTGGTCCACCAAATGGTTCATGGGAAGTAAAAACAACTCCAACAACAAATACCTTTACCTTTGACGTAGTAACTGCTCCAGTTGGTGCAATTACAGCAGTTGCAAAATCTTTAACTGGAAGACCAGGATCGGTTTCTGTTCATAGACCATTCGATGGTGGAGTTAAGTTCTCAACTGGGTCTTCCGCTCCTGGATCAAAAATCGTTCGTCAGACTCGTAGATATTTCCGATACCAATCAGGTAAAGGTATTCAGTTCTCTACTGGATCTATGCTAAAACCAGTATTTTCAGTAGACTTAGTTTCTTCATCTAGCACAACAGTTACTGTAAAAACTAGATATGAACATTTCCTTGGAATTGGTGCACAGATTACAGTAACGGGTGCAACTCAAACAGCATATAATGGAACTTTTACAGTTACAGCAATTACTGGACCTAAAGAATTTCAATACACCGCATCTTCAGTTCCTTCAGCAACTCCAGCAACTGGCTTCCCTATAACAGTAGCACCAGTTTCCTGGTTTGGTGGTCAGACAAGAGTTGGAATGTTTGATGAACAAAATGGATTCTTCTTTGAATTTGACGGACAAACAATGTGGGCAGTAAGACGCTCCAGCACGGATCAAATTTCTGGAATTGTTGCTACAACACTTGGATCTCCAACTATTACAGGTACAGACACCAGATTCTCAGAGCAATTGAATCCAGGAGACAAGGTTGCCATTAGAGGTCTAACTTACACCGTTCAGTCAATTACAAGCAATACAGAAATGTATGTATTCCCAGAATATCGTGGTCAGACAGTCACCTCTGGTGGAATTGTAAGCAAGGTTGTTGACACTAAGGTTCCGCAATCTGATTGGAATATTGATCAAATGGACGGAACTGGTCCATCTGGAGTAAACATAGATCTATCTAAAATGCAAATGTTCTACATTGACTACGCATGGTATGGTGCAGGTGCAATTAGATTTGGATTTAAAGACGAGCGTGGAGAAGTTGTATATTGTCATAGAATGACACATGCAAATGTTAAAACAGAAGCTTACATGCGTTCTGGAAACCTTCCATCACGTTATGAGGCAGCAGCAGATGCACCAGTTACAAAACTTTCAGCAACTTTCTCAAACGTTGCTACTACCATGTCTGTTAGTAGTACTTCAGGATTCCCAACAGCTGGAACCCTTTCTATTACAAAGGCTGGAAATACTGGACAAGAAATTGAATATGTTTCCTACACAGGAAAAACAGCAACAACCTTTACTGGTTTGACTAGAGCCCTTACAAATGTAGTTATTAATCCAGTTTCTGGTAATACTGGTGGAGGTAATGGAACAGCTCAATCATTTACTTATTCAGCAACTGCTCCAGTAAGAGTAGACCTGTATTCTAGACAATATGCAACTGGAACAAGTCACTGGGGATCATCTGTAATTATGGATGGTGGATACGATGATGATAAGTCTTTTGTATTCCAGGCAGGTATGAAAACTGGTGTTGTTGTACCAAGAAGTAATACAACAAGATCTGCTCTTCTTAGCCTAAGACTTGCTCCATCTGTAGATAATGGAGTAGTTGGAGTTCTTGGAGAAAGAGAACTTATTAATAGAATGCAGCTTACCTTAAGACAAATGGATGTTTTAAGTTTGGTTGCAGGAACTGTTGGAAATCCAGGAGCTTTTCTTGTAGAACTTATATTAAATCCAAAACTTAACACTGCAACTGCAAACAATTGGGAAAACGTTGGTGGATCAAGTTTGTCTCAAGTTTGTTACCACGCAGTAAACACAACTTTAGTTGGTGGAGAGCCAATCTTCTCCTTCTTTGTATCTTCTCAGTCTGGTGAAGCAAACGTTGTTCAGCAAGACCTTAGTTTGGTTAGAGATTTAGGAAATTCAATTTTAGGTGGAGGAACAACAAATGCTACTTCAACAAATGAATTTAATATTTTTCCAGATGGACCAGACATTGTAACAATAGCAATCAGAAACCTTTCTGGTTCTGGTGTAACAAGTGCTACGGTTAACGGAAGGCTTTCTTGGACTGAAGCCCAGGCATAATAGGAGAAAAAAGTGGGACTTAATAAACTAAACCACCTTTACTCTACTGAGCCATTAACAGTAGATTCTTTACTAGCCAACAACGATATTACAATTATTGATGACCTTAGTATTTTTGGAGAGACACTTCTTGATGGATTGTTAGGATCTTCAAATCAAGTTCTTAAAGTTAATTCTGCTGGAAATGCAATAGAATGGGCTACCCTTGATGCCTTACCATCTCAATCTGGAAATTCTGGAAAGTATTTAACAACAGATGGCTCAGCAGCCTCTTGGGGAGTTTTAGATCTATCTTTTAACGCAACAACGGATGCAATACTTGCTGGTATAACTATTAATGAAATTGCTTATCCTGCAACTACTAGACTAGAAGTAACTCAAGCAAGTATGGCTTACTTAATTAATAATCAATACTCAGGAAATAATCCAACAATTTATGCAACTGCTGGAACTACAATTGCTTTTAACTTAGATGTAGAAGGGCATCCATTTTTAATTAAAACTGCCTCAGGTGCAGCAAACTATAATACAGGATTAATTCACGTTGCTACAGATGGAACGGTTAGCACAGGCTCTGCTGCCCAAGGTCAAATATCAGGAACTTTATATTGGCAAATTCCTTCCAGCATAAGTGGGGAATATGCATATCAATGTCAAATTCATAGCGGAATGCTTGGAGTAATTACAATATCATCTCCATCATCTTCAGATATTGGAGTAGCAACTGGAACTTCTTTAAATACAACTGGAAATGTTATAAGCCATGTTGATATTTCAACACCTACATTTACATCAAATACTTATTATTTAGTAGCAGGAGATGATGGAAAATTATTGATGTTAGATAATTCAACTACTGCCGCAACTTTGTATGTTGGAACAGATGCAACATGTAACTTTGCTATTGGAACTCAAATAACCATAGTTCAAAAAGGAGCTATTGCTGGACAAATAACTGTTACTGCAACTACTCCTGGAACAACTGCAATAAATGCAACACCTGGTAAAAAATTAAGAGCACAATGGTCTTCTGCTACCTTAGTTAAAACTGCAGCAAATACATGGGTATTGATGGGAGATTTAGTAG